GCGTTTTTCAGGGCGCAAAAATCCGCTAGGCACGAAAAATTTACAGTATTTACATTTGAGGTATATTAGAAATGTGGTATTTACTCAAACCCTAGTAAAAATGCGGTATTATACCATATATTTACATTTACGCTATTGTAAATACAAAGATTTACAGTTCCTATGGCACTAATCACCAGAAAAGAGGCAGCAGAGCAGATGGGAGTAACAATCCAAGCTGTGTATATGGCAATAAAGCAGGGAAGATTGACTGCTATAACAGACAATCAAGGTAAGACAGTTATAAATTCAGATACTATGCACCAAGAGTGGACAGGTAAGTCTGCATTTAGAAAGATGAAAAATATACAAGCTGCGACTATCGAACCACCTGTAACAAAACGCAAGATTTCTAAAACTAGTGAGCTAATTCCAGAGTACGAAGAGAGTCGAGCAAGAACAGAACATCTTAAAGCAGAGCTATTAGAACTAGAAAGGCAGCAAAAAGAGCAAAGTTTAGTGCCAGTTGACGAAGTAAATTTAAAATGGCAAACAATTATTACTACCACCAGAAACAAATTATTAGGTGTTGCATCTAAAGCTCAACAACGATTACCAGATTTAGATGTTAGTGCAGTTAATTGTATTGATGACATTGTTAGAGAAGCATTAGAAGAGTTAGCTGCTGCATGACAAGTATTTTTGATTTAGAAAAGAAAGCATATTCAGCATTTTTACCTCCAAAAAAACTTAGTCTTAGTGCGTGGGCTGATGAATATGCACGACTTAGCATAGAAAGTTCTGCTGAAGGGGGGAGGTGGCGTACATTACCATATCAAAAAGCAATTATGGATGCTGTAACTGATCCTCATATTGAACAGATTACGGTAATGAAATCTGCAAGAGTTGGCTATACAAAAATTTTAAATCATATTATTGCTTTTCATATACATAATGACCCCTGCCCCATGATGCTAGTGCAGCCAACGCTGGATGATTGTCAGTCTTACAGTAAGGATGAAATTTCGCCAATGCTTCGAGATACCCCTTGCTTACAGGGTTTAGTATCTGACCCTAAAGCAAAAGATGGAAACAATACATTACTAAAAAAGAATTTCCCTGGCGGCACTTTGCAGCTTGTTGGTGCTAATTCACCCAGAGGATTTCGTATGGTTTCACGCCGTATTGTCATGTTCGATGAGACAGATGGCTATCCACCTTCGGCTGGAACTGAGGGTGATCAAATAAAGCTTGGTATCAAAAGAACAGAGTTTTTCACAAATAGAAAAATAATTGCTGGATCTACACCGACTATTAAAGACTTTAGTCGTATAGAAAAATTATTTAATCTTTCGGATCAAAAAAGATATTTCGTACCGTGCAGCCATTGTGGACATATGCAATATCTTAAATGGGAAAATTTTCAATGTTTTGATGATGATCCTTCTACTACAGCATATAAATGTGAATCATGTAGCGAAATGATTCCGCATAGCAAAAAACGATGGATGATTGAAAGAGGTGAATGGCGATCTACTGCACCTAGTAATGGTAAACACGTTGGATTTCATATTTGGGCTGCATACTCATATTCACCAAATGCTACATGGGCGAATCTTATGGCTGAATATTTAGAGTGTAAAAAAGATCAAGAACAATTAAAAACATTCATAAACATTACTTGTGGAGAAGTTTACGAAGATGAATATCATACAAAAGCAAATGCTGATGAATTATTACAACGTGCTTCTACAGAAACATATGAGCAAGGAGTACCACCAAAAGAAGTTTCAATTTTGACTTTAGGTTGTGACGTACAAGATGATCGTTTATCAATGTCTGTAATTGGTTTTGGTAGAAATGAAGAAATGTATTTACTTGATAGAAAAGTAATTTATGGTTCTCCGTCTAGACCAGAGCTATGGAAACAGATGGATGAGGTTTTAATGAGTAAATATAAAAATGTTGATGGTATTGAAATGAAAATTGACAGCGCAGCTATAGATACTGGTGGACACTACACCCATGAAACTTATCAGTACGTTAGAGAAAGAAAACAGTTTGGCTTGATAGCAATTAAAGGAGCATCACAAAAAGATAAGCCTATGCTAGGTAAACCTAAATGGGTAGATATTAATTTTTCTGGGAAAGCTTTAAAAAGAGGAGTTGAATTATTTCTACTTGGTACAGATGTTATAAAAACAACTTTGCATAATAAATTAAATGATGCAGAAATAGGTCAAGGGTATATTCATTTTTACCCAAAAACAACAATTGACTATTTTGAAGAGTTAACAGCAGAACGACAAGTCTTAAAATATAAGAATGGTTATCAAGATAGGCAATGGGTCAAAAAAAGCAATGCAAGAAACGAAGCTTTAGATGAAATGGTGTATGCATATGCAAGTTTCCAAAGATTATTACAAATACATGATAGAAAAACAATATTTGATCAATTTGAACGAAAATTACAACCACCTGACCCTAAAAAGGGTGCTAAGTTAGACTCAAGGAGTAAAAATAGTCTTAAAAGGGCTAATTTCGTGTCTAAATGGTAAAAAAACGTGGTATTTCCTTCTAAAATACGTTCTGGCGATCTAATCGAATGGCGTGATCCAGCTACAACTGATGTATTTGGAGATCCGATCAACAGTCCTGATTGGACAGTTGTTTATTATTTAAGAACGAACAAGACAAAGTTTGGCGCAACTGTTTCAAGTAGCGCATATGGCGATGGATTTCAATTTAATATTCCAGCCGCTACTACAGCAACATTTGTAGATGGAAATTGGTTTTTTCAAGCGGTTGCAAGTAAAACAGGAACATTAATTAGTAAAACAATTGGAACAGGTACATTTGAAGTGTTACCAAGTTTGGCTTTTACTGGAACTAATCCAAAAGCATTTGATGGACGTAGTGATGCAGAAAAAACTTTAGATCTTATAAAAACAGCAATAGATAATATTTTAAAAGGTGGAGCAATACAAGAATATAAGATTGGAACTAGAACAGCTAAGAAATATGATATGGCTGAATTACAGGTGTTAAAAGGAGAATATGCTGCTATGGTGGCACGAGAAAAGCAAGCTGAAACTATGGCAAATGGTTTAGGTAATCCAAGAGCTATGTATGTGAGGTTTAAATAATGAATATATTTCAAAGAACATTAGCTGCATTATTTCCAAGATCTTTTGGAAAGATGAAAAGAGGTTATCAAGGCGCAGTAGTTACCAGACTAAATTCTGATTGGTTAAGTAGTCAGCTTAGTCCTGATGCTGAAGTAAGAAATAGCCTTAGAAAACTTAGAGATAGATCAAGAGAACTTATTAGAAATAATCCATATGCAAAACAAGTAAAAAGAACAACACAGTTAAATATCGTTGGAACTGGAATGAAGTTTCAATCTTTAGTTACACAACAGAGAGGTGGTAAGAGAGATGAAAGAAAAAATAAAGAAATAGAAGAAAAGTGGGCGAAATGGACAAAAGCATATAACTGTGATTGTGCTGGTCGTCATAGCTTTCATCAATTTGAATGGTTATTAGCTGGAGCATTACCAGAAAGCGGAGAAGCATTATTTAGAATTGTCAGGCAGCCTTTTGGAGATTCAAGAGTTCCAATAGCTTTGCAGATAATAGAAAGTGACTTATTAGATGAAGAATATAGTGGTGATACATTAGCAAAATCTAATGAATGGCGTAATGGTGTTGAAGTCGATCAATGGGGTCGGCCTGTTAGATTTTCGATAATGTCACGACATCCTGGTGATGCATATTATTTAACAAACCAAGGTAAACAAAAGAAAAATTTAATTTTACCAGCAGAAGATATTATTCATTTATTTCTTCCAGAAAGACCTGGTCAAAACAGAGGAGTACCTTGGTTTCATCCAGTAATGGAAGATATGCATCAATTGCAAGGCTACGAAGAAGCAGCGGTAATTCGCGCTCGTGCTGGCGCAAGTATCCAAGGTTTTATTACCAATAATGGCGGCGAGTTAATTGGTGACGATGTTGTAGCAAATGAGCGTGTACAAGACTTTCAACCAGGTTCTTTCCGATATCTTGCGCCGAATGAAAGTGTTACTGTTCCAGATGTAGATTATCCATCTCAACAATATGAGATGTTTGTTAAAAACAAAATTAGGCGTTTCGCGAGCGGAATTGGATGTAGCTACGAAACTATCTCAAAAGATTTCTCGGAAACGAACTATTCTAGTTCACGTTTAAGCTTGTTAGAAGACAGAGAACATTGGAAGTTTTGTCAGCAATATATTATTGAAAATTTTCACTATCGAATATTTAAAGAGTGGTTAGCTTTATCTGTATTAGTAGGTGATTTAGATTTACCAGATTATGCAAATAATTCTGATAGATATTGCAAACCAAGATGGACTCCACCTACACAACACTACGTTGACCCTTTGAAGGAAATTAAGGCTTACCGCGAGGCTGAACAAGCTGGATATATGACAAAATCACAGGTCATATCTATGAATGGTGGTGGAGATTATGACGATATTGTTGCAGAAATAGCTAGAGAACAAGAAGTCGCTAAAGGGTTAGGCGTTACATTAGATAAAGATCTTGACTTAGAGGTAGAAATGGGTCAAATGGAACTTGACTTATCACCAAACACTCCATCTCAACCAAATCAACCAAGTAGGTTTAAAATTAAAGAAAGGAGTAAAAAGTAAATGGCAAATGTAAACGGAACAGAAATTAACCTTATGCCTACTGAAGGTATGAGAGAAGAAGCACAAAGATATAGGAACTGGAAAAAAGAAGGAGAAGGTGGTGGTACTGATGACGCAAGAACAAGAGCTACACAAATATTAAGTGGTAACCAGCTAAGTCCAGATACTGTTATAACTATGAATGCGTGGTTTGCGCGCCATGAAAGCGACAAATCAGGCAAGGGTTTCCGTCAGGGCGAAGAAGGCTATCCTAGTAATGGTAGGGTTGCTTGGGCGGCCTGGGGCGGTGACGCTGGTCAAACTTGGGCTAGGTCAAAATCCAATTCAATCAAAAAAGCAAGGGAGCGTACTATGTCTGAACAGACACAAGAAAGAGCAGCACCAGATGCCTTAAAAACTGGTGATTTTGTTTCATGGTCATCAAGCGGTGGAACAGCAAGAGGAAAAATTTCTCGTATTGTTAGAGATGGAAAGATTGATGTACCTGATTCATCATTTACCATTACAGGAACACCTGATGATCCCGCTGCTCTGATTACTCTGTACAGAAATGGCGAGGCAACAGACAGAAAAGTAGGACATAAGTTTTCTACTCTTACAAAAATTGCTCCAATTAGGATGTTTGATTCAAACGATAAGTTTGAAAGAAAAGAAGTTACTGATTTCAAAAATGTGAAATCCAGAACATTTGAGTTTCCTTTTTCATCAGAACAACCTGTAAAAAGAGTATTTGGTAACGAAGTGTTAAGCCACGAAGAAGGCAGCGCAGATTTAGTTCGACTAAATGATGGCGCACCTTTTCTTTATAATCACAATCCCGATAAAGTTTTAGGCGTAGTGGAATCTGCGTACATAAATCCAAGCGACAAGCGCGGATACGCTAAAATTCGCTTCTCGCGCTCTAAATTTGCTTCAGAAGTTTTAGATGACGTTAAAGATGGAATATACCGGGGTATTTCCTTTGGATATTCAATTGAAAAGTTTGAAGAAATGGATGACGGACTTCGCGCAGTCTCATGGATTCCTCACGAAGTTAGCCTGGCGACTATCCCAGCGGACAATTCTGTTGGCTTTGGAAGAAGTTTGATAGAACCCTTACAAGGTAATAGTATTAATATAGAAGATAAGTCTCCTCAAGAGGAGATAAATTCTGCGGTTGAACCCGCATCACCCACGGTTCGCACTATGGAAGAATCTACTAAAGAAACTGCGGTGGATACGGCTTCAGCCGTTGAAATCGATGTCAATGCCGAAGTACAAC